AACATTCTGGAATTGCTGCAGATGTGCATAGTTTGAAGAGATAGCCGCTTCAACGGCATCTACATACTGCGCTCTAGCTTGCTGAGTCTGTTGGATTTCTTGCTGCGCTTGTTGTAGCGCGCCATCCATCTGTCTACGATATTCAGCTAACTCTTGAGTTTTCTTTGTATAATCAGACTGTCGAGAGTATCCCTTTACGAGTTCGTCTTCAGTGACCTCAACATCTTTACCATCAACTCTGACGGTATAGACAGTTTCGGTTTCAGACTCATCATCAGTCTCTTCTTCTTCAGTTGATTCATCAGTCTCTTCTTCTTCCTCATCATCGTCTTCCCTTTCGGTTTCATCAGATGAATATCGGTTATCAGAAGCTTCTGGTTCATCATCGGTTACTTCCTTTGATGCTTCTACTTCTTCGGACTCTTCATTATCCTCCGGTGGAGGGTTCATCATCCTTAGAAGTGCTTCTTCTGCTTCCGCCAAACTTCCCGGAAGCGCTTTAGAGGATACTTCCTCTTGCGGGGCTGGTTGCGTGTCCGCCATCTTTAAATCTCCTATATATGATATTCCTTAAGCTTTCGTGCCATCTCACCCGTCTCAATGATCGAGGTGATATGCGTGCGAATTCTCTCAAGGAGTCTTAGAGAAAGCCAGCAATGTTCTCTGGCTTCGGTTTCCCTGATACCTGAATTGTACCAAGTTGTTTTTAATTCTTGTTCTAGCGCGTCTAATGTTTCTTTAAATACTGGATCATTAAGAAGTCTATTAGCGCGCTCTTCTTCAATTGTTGACATTAAGCTTTACGAGATTTTCCTTTACTAGTAGTTTTAGTTTTCTTTCCGTATGTCTTTGACCACTTCTTGTGAACCTTTGGAACGTTAATAGCCAAATACGCTTTTTGCTTTTTACTTTTAAATGGCATAACTAACCTATAGCAACAGGTCTTTTCTGTTCCGCTTCAAGTGCTAGTTCAGCCATCTTCAGTCTTGCATCAATGTCATCTGCTGCTGCATCCTTTTGTAATCTCATTTGTTTTATCTGAATGTCAGCGGCTTTAATTTCAAGTTCTTTCTGTTTCAATTCCATCTCTTGCTTTTCTAGATCATCGCCCGGATCAGGTTGTGGCGGAACAGTATCTGGATCAGTTAAGAAATCATCAACATTCTGGAATCCCATGTTCTTAATAAGAGCTGCGCCCATATTGTACATGTTCTTCTCATTGACAATCTTTAATCCACCACGCATTGCATCACCGGCGAAACTCAACATCGTAGTTAGGTGCATAAGCTGCTGGTCTTTATTACCACTACCAATACCAACAGAGACTGTGCAGTCATACTTATCTCGCCACATATCAGGACGCACAGGAACCCATTCATTCCTAAGCATAATAACTCGCTCGTGGTCTTGGTTCTTCAGAACTAACTCATAGATGTTTCTCATCAGTTCTTTAACACCAGTCTCAGCAAAGCATCGAGCTATCAGCTCTACCCTTGATTGCGCTGCGGTCATCGTAGCGGAAACCGCTGTAGCTGTCGTATGAGACTTTAATGCGTTCTCGTTCAATCCCTGCGAGTATTTGTTTACACCACTCCTAGACTCACGGAGTTTATCAAGATACTCAAGCATGGCAAAGGATGACTGCTCCAACTGTGGAGTAGCCAAAGGCATTACCGCATTAGGAGACTTAACACGAACTACACCGCCGGGTCTCTGGGTTAGCAGATCATCTAAATTCGCTTGACCCTCAAGAACTGCATACCTACCATAGTTCTGGTTATACATATTGTCCATCAAGTTACGCATTAGCGTTGACTTAATGAGCTGGATATCCATGATAAGATCAGCAATAGATAGACCAAAGAACTTATGAGGAATCTTTACTGGTGTAATACTAACGAAAGGAATGCGATCAATTGGCTCATTCTCTATAATATAACTTCCTACTGAACAAACCTTTCTTAATTCTGCAATTCCATCACCATCCCAATCAGTACGCAAGTAACTCTCATGCAACCAATACTCTTTTAATGCTTCTTCATCACCCATATTGACTGATCCACCGAATGCATTATCAGCAGAGTTGTCAAATGAATAACGAGCTTTTGCTTCTCCCCACATAGAGGTATCAAAATCATATTGACCGCCAGCTAACTCCATAGGGTCAAAGTCTTCACTAGGATACATCTCACGAAGTTCTGATAAAGTCTTCTTTACTCTGTGGCAGACAAACCTAGCATCCTCAATCGTCTTGGATTCTCTTGAGATTAAGAATTCATCAGGAACAACGTTCTCAATCTTAACTTTACCAATAGCAGCTTTACGACTAATAACTACATCGTGATAACCCTCTGCTGGTGTATGCTCAATAACATCTACACCCGGACTCATGAGCAAAGCATTGAACTCTTGCTCGTCTAAGTTATTGTATTCTTCTCGGTTGTAGTCTTCGTACTCGTCCCACCAGCATTTGACTATACCGTTCTTCTGTAGTAGAGCGTCAGTAAACCATGTGTAAAGAATCTCCCAACCCGGATTGTCTTTAGTAAAGATATAGTTTACATAGTCTGTAGCCTGTTTCGCCGCCTCTACATCTTCGGGGCCAACAGGGCTAAAGCTTACCATCTCATCACCAGACGCAAACACTCTCATAAGGGAAGGCTTGATCCACTCAATCGTATCCATCACTGAGGAATCAACGTACTGACTGCGCCCTTCTACTTCATTACCAAACTTCTCAGCATAGTAATACTTCATAGCCTCTTCCCGCTGCTTTGAAATAGTATCGCTATAGCCTAAAGCGTCAGTTATCTCACCCTGTATTCTAGCCAGTAACTCTGTATCTGTTATTTTAGACGATGCCATAATTCTTGTATGTTATATCCTGTGTCCACGCAGGGTCAGTTCCTGATACTGCGAATCGTTGAGATTGGAAAGCGTACCTTGTTGCACTCATTAGGTCATCCCTAAATGGAACCACCTTTCCTCCCTTCCTGTGATACATTCTGAATTCTTCAAACCAGTTAGGTAATGTAGAAAATACTCTAAATTTACCAGCCTCCATTGACTGGAGCATAGCCATCAACCCTTCTTCTACAGAGTTAGATCCTTTATTCTCACCTAATGCTGGTGGATTAGAGAAGTGAGACAGCAGAAAGTTACAGCCTAGATTACGATACTGCTCAGCCAAACCGGGATTACCCATAGAATCTCGTCTATTGCCATCATGGGGATAAGCAATGGGGATAAAATGAGGTCTAGAGCATATAGCCTGTGAGTGTATCGCTGGAGAGGCTTTAGACTCCCTATGACAGTCATATACATAGAATATATCCTCATCTCTATCTACAGCACACCATACTACCGCTGTAGGATGATCCCAACCAAAGTCAATTGCTGCTATTCTAGGCCAATGATCCTCTAACTTTATTGGATCAGTAATTAGCCTCTCTTCGTTAACAGGGAATATAAGCCCTGAACCTATTGACGGTCGTCCATATCGACGCATCTCCCTCTCATGCGGGGAGTACGCAGATAGGATCTGCTGCATAACAACCTCAGACAAATGGCCTTGTTCACCATACAAAGACTTGATCTTCTCAGAGGCATCATCCCATGTAGCATTGACTAGGCTCTGTCCGCTCTGTATACGGTTCACAAAGGCCGCTACAGTCTCAGTCATACCTGCCTCAGGGGTAAAGGTCATATAGACCATACCGCGCCTGTCTAGCGTTCTGGTGACCGCTTGTGAGTATATCTCTCTGCTAGGTTCTTCATCTAGCCACACAACGTCTACAGAACGTCCCTGCCACTTCTCCTGTCCCATCTCATAAGCTTTGAAATGTAAAGAAGAGTTCCCTCCGCTGACATGTCGTATTAGCGCGACACTTTTAGCATTCGGTACACCCGGCTTTCTTTCCGTTCTTATTATATAATTCTTAGGAATTGCACCGGAACCAAACGCGTCAGGATCGTCAGGGGAACCCAATAACTCTGCCTGTACTATATCTCTTGTAGTCTCATTGGACACACCACCAGCCCATGCTGTGATAGGCTGATCATATCGCCTACCTTTCCACCACTCAGGGTACATCCCTCGCAGATGGAAAGACATTTCTGCTGCACCGCAGTATGATTTTCCTATACGATTCGCAGCCATTAACAAGCGTTGATTGCTATCCTTGCTTGTATCGTGGAACTTCTGCTGATAAGGATAAGGATCGTACTGATCTATCCTGTTGAATCGTATTCTTTTTTTCTGCTCCCTAAGGAGTTCTAAGTTTCTACTAATGTCTCGTGAGAGCATCTATTTCTTTTTTGATTTCCTCGTCTGACATCTGTTCAACTGTCGTTGTTTCGATTCGTTCAACGGGTTTAAGGCCAGCCCGGTCAAGTAGATCCTTGATAGCTCCGAGACGCACAGACTCGCTCTCTGCTTCTCTTGCGAGTTCTGTAAGCCAGTTAAGCCCCTCTGGGATCTTATCTGCT